TATTACCACCTGATGCTATGCTTTGGTTTGGTATTGAACCGTTTGTAGTAGGGCCACCTGAACAACTTGGTGTAGCACCACTTGTAACCTTTGCAGGTTGTGATGCTGTAAGTGTACAATCTATTGTAGCTGAAGCTGTATTGCTAAACCCTGAAGGTATGTTTATTTTAAATACTACTGTTCGTGTTGTAGCTGTTGTAACTGTTGCATACTTACCATTGCTAAAACCAGAATCGCTACTTGTAAAAGATTTGATTGATCCGTAAGCAAGTGTAGGTTCTGTAATTACACCTTCTTGATCTACTTCAAACCCTGTGGCATTTGCTACTGTACAAGTAAATTCTGGTGTAGGTACAGCAGGTGTTGTATATGATAGGTAGAATGGACTACGTGCGTTTATTTTACTCATTGTGTAAATTGTATTAAATCGTCTATGTCAAGTGCAAACTTATCTACAAGTGCGTTAGGTAGTTTGTCAAAGTTTTGTTCAAATGGTTTAGTAAAAAAGAAACTTGCTTTAATACCTTTTTCAAATATGCTTTTAGCTAATACATAGCCAATGCTTTTATAGTTGCCTTTTTTAAATCTTCCTTTTTCATCCCTTAACCTAATGTTTTTTGCTTTTGCCCATTCTGCTAACGGTTGTGATGGAGGTCTTTTGTTTGTGTAACTAAACCTACTTTGACTGCTTTCTTTGTATGTAGATTTTGCACCTCGTACACCTTCGTCAACATAAGTACCATAATCTGACATATAAAATTCTAAACTAAAACTGTTAGGGTTTACCTTTAAGTCATAACCTAAACTGCCATACAGATCAGATGTTACATTCTTTTTTTTGCGTGTAAGGTTTGCCCTTGATTGTTTTATAACATTCTTTGCAAATATGTCTAATGCTTGTAAGGTTTGTTTGTAATCCATTAGCTACAAATTGTCATATCGTTTTGTGTAATCACATCAAAGGTTGCTGTCCAACCAGCTAACTTGTTTTCAAACCTATCTACAAAAGGTTCACAGCTTACATCACCATCTATTTGATATAACTGTGTATATAGATCACCACGTTGCAACTCGTTTATTACCCTTGTAAGAACTGCTAATTGTGTGTTAAGTACATCTTGTTCGTTGTCGTTACCCACAAACTTGTCTGTAGTTTCAGCTTTGCTTATATCTACAATGTCCATAGCTACTACTGACATATTAAAAGTAGTTGTCTTTGTTCCTACTGTTGCGTTGTTTACTATAATGTGTGATAACGGAAATATTGTTTGTTTGTCTAAATCAATATCTGCCAAGTTGCCAAAGGTAACTGTCTTTACAAATGGCTCACCTGCAAATGCTGTTTTTAGTTGCGTTGTAACATTGTAAAAACCTTTCATTTCTTATTTATTAGTTTACGTTCTAATTCGTTTTTTTCTTTTTCAAATGCCAAATAAACAAAAGCTGTATGTGCTTTTAGTTTGGTAACCTCGTCAAACTTGGTAACATCGCCTTTAGCCAATCCATAGACTGACTGATACCAACCCCACTTTGATCCAAAATTTGCTGTTGTTCCATAGTCAGGTTGTCCTGCATTTCCCTGCTCAAATAGTTCAGGGTAGTTTGTAGCAACTCGTTGTTTAAATTGTAAAAAAAAACCAGACAACCCATTACAACATCTAAAGGCATTTGTTTAAATGCTTCTGCGTGTTTGCTGCCTTCGTAATCTTCTATCTGGTATCTGTTATCTTTTTTGACTGTAACCTGCCTGTATAAAACGCTCATTGCTTTGTGCATAGTTTGCCAATCGCTTAACGTGTTGTCAAGGTCTATATATTCACCTAACGTCATATCATCCAGCTTTGGTATAAAGCCATAGGTAACACCGTTTAAATTAAACGTAGGTATTAGTTTTGGGTCTTGGTCAAACATTACGTTGAGGTCATTTATAATCTGCTGAACATAGGTAAATTTAATCTTTGCAATATCCTTTAGATCAAGGTTGCAAAATATTTCAACCATTTTATGCAGCAAGAAGCTGGTGTTAGAATTGTCATCCGTATTAATGGCTTCAAACCTTTGATATTGTTCTAACGTAATATCGTTTAATGATTGTGGTACTAAAATGTCAATCTTCATATTAATACAATAACATTTGCTAATTTATGTATAAAAAGAAAGGGGCAACATTACTGCTACCCCTAACTAAAACAAACCAAATGAAAAAACTATTTAAAAGTATTGTACATATATGCGTATAACTCATCTATTTTATCGCCAAGCTGCATACTGCTTTGCTTGTATTCTTCTGTGCCTTCTTGTATGTTCTTTTGTATGTTTAGATTTATTCTGCATTGAGGTGAATTACCCCTTTTAGTAGGTTTTACCTCCACAAAATATCCGTTATCCCAACACCATTTTCTGTGTATCCAAGTTCTAAAAAAATCTTGATCTAAATCCATATCCAAAAAACAAGTTTAACAAATGCAAATATACCTACATAAAATGCACCCATAAAAATTAATAATTCTTTTGTAGCTTTCTTTAAAGCCCTTTTGTTTTCTTTAGATGTAAGTTGTTTTACCATCTTGTATTCGTAACTGTCTTGTATTCGTTTCATATTATTGTATTTAAAAAGGGGCATTGCTGCCCCCTTGTTTGTTTTTAGATGTTTTTGTTTGTATTTTGTTTTACTAATTCTATAAGTTTATTTACTTTTTGTTCCAAACCTTCAATAGAACCAACAAACCAACTGTTTGCAACTATATAGGCATCATTCCAACTGTTTGCACCATTGCCATAATATTTAGCGTTGTAATGTGTAAGGCAAAAATCTCCTTCCCAATCTATAAAGGTTTCAAATTTTTCGCCCTTGTAAGAAAATCTTAAATTATTTTTTTCTAAAGTAGTATTGTAAATTTTTGTAAAATTCATAATAAATGTTTTAATGGGGGCATTTCTGCCCCCTGTTGTTTTTATTTTATTATATCGCTGTTGTTATATGCGTCAATTATTTCTTTTTTCATAAACTTTCCTGTAGTTTGAAATATTTCCTCAACATCATTTCCCCAATGGTCTTTAACAATTTTGTATCCTATTAACTCCATTTCATTGATATGTGTTCTAACAAATTGTCCTATTTGAAACCAAAAATCTTTTGGTGATAATCTATTGGTTAGTAGAATTTGGTTTGGGTTTTGTCTTGACTTAACTCGCCAAATGTAATATTTGTGTGGGTTTTTAAGTGTGTAATTAGTTTCCATTGTGTTATTGTTTTATGTTTATGATGTAAATATATAACTTTTTTTTTAATTAACAAATAATAAACAAAAAAAACAGGGTTACTATTATTCGCCCTGTTGTTTTGCCTTACTTGATGTAAACGCCTTCTACTACCCATTGCCCTTTGTTGGCAATATAATCGGCAGAATTAGGCTTTGCACCATACACATTAAACACCCTAAATGCAGGGTTGTTTAGGTACTTTGCAAGGTCGTTGCGGTTTGTTAATATATGTTTCATAAGGCTAATATAATAATTATTTTTAATAGATGTGATATTCACCTTTGTGTGGGTTTTCTAATACGCTGCTTAATATATAACGTGCTGCATCTATATTGTGATCCCCTGACGTTGGGTTAGGCTTTTGTAGGGTGTTACCTTGTTTGTCTTGCATCCATATATAGCCACGTAGTTCTTTTATTAGGTTCTTGCTTCTTTGTGTAACATATATCTTGTTCTGGTTTATTAGGTTTATACCATATACTATAGAATCCCTGCCCTTGCTTACAGGGTAAACTAAATGTCCATACGATAGCAATTCGGCAATAGATTTTGGTTCTGCTGAATCTGCATAAATTATATCGTTTACCTCGTTGTTTTTTAAGAACTGACTAATATCACTATTCAGCATACCCTTACGACATAGCACCTCATCAAATATGTAGGCTTCGTTGTATTTGTAAAGTGCCACTAAAGATGTAGGATCAACACTATAGCCAAAGTCCATTCCGTAACCAAGTAAACGTGCTTCTTCTGGTACTTCAGGTATATCATTCCAATCAGGTATGCAAACACCTTCTAATGATCCTGTAAGACCTAAACCATACACACGCCACCAATTAGACCAATACGTGGAGGTTTGTGCTTTAGCTTTAGCCTTTTCTATTTCATCTACTATTGTAGTTGGTAGTGCTGTGTTTTCTTTATAGGTTAATGTAACGTAGTTCGCATCTTGGTTTCCTACTAATTCTTTGTCAACCCAAAAAGATGATACAGGGTTATAGTCAAGCCATATTATACCGCTTGTTCTTACAGCCAACTGCTGGTATGATTCAAAGTTTATATTATTACATTCGTTTACATACAGGTCTGTACGTCTTGCACCTCGAAGTTTATCTGGCTGATCTGTACTAAAAAACTCTATGTAGCTTCCGTTAGTAAAGGTGTACTTTAACGTGCTTTTATTGTACTGACTATCCCTATACCTATTAAGCGACTTTAAAAGCGATAAGAAGTCCTTTAAAGCACCTCTACGCAGGTGTGGTATGCTTTCACTTACTACACTTATTTCTTTATTGGGGTTGCGTATTGCGTAATCTATTAGAATTAATAAAATACAGATTGTCTTACCAGCAGATGTTCCACCTCTTACAATGCGTATGCGTTTATCTAACGATCTTAATATTTGTAGTGCTTTAGTTTTTTGTACCTGCATATAGGTTGCAGAATAGCGTTTAGGTTATCGCTAATCTACAAATAGTGGTAAGTCCTCATTTATGGTAATGTCTTTTGTTTCACGTGGTTTACCTGCATAGTAATTATAAAAAAGTTGTACGTATTTAAAATCACCTTTCTTTAAACCCTGCATTAATGCTTCGTGTGCTAATGGTTCAAGGGGTGTAAGTTTTTCTATCAACTCAACCTCTACTGCTTTAGGTTTACGTCCTGCGTTTTTATTTCCACCGTTAAACTTTCTTTTATCCATAATCAAAAAAATTCATTAATGATTTATATAACAATAAAAAAAACTAATCTTTGTTAAAATAGCCTTTGTTGTGCTTTGTGTTGTTCTATTCTTTTAATAGCTGCATCATAGTAGTCTTTATCTAATTCACAACCTGTTAAATCATATCCTAAATTATGACAAGCTATTGCTATGCTTCCACTTCCTAAATGTGTATCAAGTATTTTATCTCCTTCTTTTGCGTAATTAATTAAAATCCACTCGTAAAGCTTTATGGGCTTTTGAGTAGGATGTAGCCTACCTCCAGATTTA